AACGCCTGTTTTTTTGTCTTTAACATGTTTTCCCTTTTCATCAAAATAACCTTCGTGTGTAATTGTTACACCTGATACACCGTTGTACTGTTTTACATTCGGTGCAATTAATTGTGCAAAGTCTCCATCTGTTGAAATAATAACGTGGTTATCATTTGGATGTGCTTGAATCCAGCCGGCAATTAAATCATCTGCTTCTAGTTGCGGATGTTGCAGTACTGAACAATTTGTTTTTTCATGTATAAATGATTTGAAGTCATCAAATGTTTCCCAAAAGATTTTATCTTCTTCTGCGTCTTTTGGACTTAAAGAATCTCTGGCTTCTTGCCTATTTCTTTTGTATGGTGCATAATGATCCTTTCGCCAGCTACGACCTTCTAAACAAAACACCACATGGCTACCACCAAAATCTTTCCATGCCTTACGAACCGAGTTAAGAATAACATGAAGACTCATACCAACTTTATCGTTGATATCTCCACGTACTACGTGTCTAGCACGAAAAAATGTGTTTGCTGTATCTACTAAAATATAAGTCATTAACTGATTTCCGATTTCCCGTTGCCGAGGTTGGTTACATTAATATAGCCCGATTGGCGGAACCCACCAGCACCTGGGGGAACAGCTTCTTCACTGGCTACATCTCTACACAGATCTTTAAACCACGCATCGACGATTGCTTCGTCAGTTTCTCCGCGGTATCCTGCATCTCTTAATTGTACTATAAAATAGTCATTCCAATCAAGCTCAAAGAATCCATTACGTACATTTTCTTTGTTAATGTGAGTATCTAACACAGCTACCCAAGGTTCACGTAGGGCAGTCGCCGCATCTTTCGGACTTAGTTTAGTAATGTCTGGAACATATTCTTTTGCGGCCTTGTTGCCTTTGATGTTTTTAAACCAATTAATAATGTCTTTTAACATATTTTCCTTTTAATAAACCAAATAAGTATTCATCTGTGGTCAACCATCGATATTCGTGTATAGGATCTCCTGGGCCAGTCCATGTAGCACATGCTCTATACGCAGGGCCAAATATCCATTTTTTATTTTCATAAGACTTTCTAGGCCAAAGACTGAATTTAAGCTCAACTATTGCTCTATTCCAAAATGAATCATATTCTTGCTCATCGCTCATTCTACTTAATCCCATTAGTCGTTTCTTTTGTAATGGGGAAAGATTCCCCATATTGCCTAAAGTCATCAGGTTCCCCACTCGTTTTTAAACAATGGAACTTGTAATCTATCACTATAGCGCCATCCACGTTTCATTGCGGCTAATGCTACATTCTTTGCATTTAGGGTATAAACATTTTCTACACCACCGACTGGCATAAGATATACGTTACCTTTAAAACCAGCGGCACGATACGCACCTACTGCACATTCTGCATCAGCAATATCTTGTTCTGTTGCTACTACAAATTTAAGATATGCATGACCTATGTCTTCATAACTTAATACAATTTCTGGTTTAATAGCCTTGTTCCAGTCTTCGCCACTGCCTGGTAGTTTGGCACTAATACTAAAAGTCAAAGCATCCTTACCTCGGCGTCCTAGACCATTACGTGGATTAAGGGTCCAATCTAACAAGTAATGTCTAAGATCTGCTTCTATTTTTTGAGTACCGTTTGTTTCAAATGTTAGTTCTTTTAAGTTTGGCATTTTATCTAACAATTCTGGATAGCTCTTTTGCCAACCTAACAACGGCTCACCACCTGTAATAACTAAGTGTTCTTCTTGCCACTCATTATGCGGAAGAATCTCCATAATGCGTTCTACGATAGCATCATTTGTAATTAATGGACTTAGATTTTTAAAATCTTTGTGCCAGCTAGCATAGCTATCACAGCCTGTAGATACCAAAGGAAGCTCTTCATATTTGTTATACAAGTGAGCTACAGTAGCAAGTTCATCTGCTTCTGTGCTTAGTTCACCACGTGGCATACCAAATCCTGCACATTTAAAATTACATCCAAATGTACGTAAGAAAACAGACGGTACACCCATGTACCGTCCTTCACCTTGTATGCTATAAAATAATTCCGCTACCTTAATCTTCATTTTCGTCTCTTTCTAAATATGCTGTAACTTGATCTTCTGCGTCTTGTAAAAACTCTGCATATACTTCGAACGTAGCGATTCCGTTTTTTGCTTTGATGTTAAAAGGAATAGTACCATTTGGGATCCAATTTGGCCCTACTTCTCTTTTGATTTCAAAACGCTGTAACCGTTTAACACGTTCCATAGTTTCGTCAAAAATAGTTTTGGCTGTTTTCATATCCTTCCTTGCAAGGCATCTACAATGATACGTCTTTCTTTATTATACACATGTTTACGTAAAAAGTCAAGAAATTCATCATGTTCCATCCTTTCTGCTTTGCTCAGAATATTTTCACACGCCCTGTGATAATATCTGCGTCTGGCCGCTTTGGTAATGCCCTTCATATCTTCCACTTTGAATTGGAAAACAGTTTGAAGTGCATCTGCGGCTTCGCTGGGTTTACCGTGCCATTCTACATCACCATCATTGGTAATAATTAATACGGCCTTGCCTTGATTATTAAAAGTGATAGTATTATTAGGCTGTTGCAATCCTGTTCCTACTACATAGCCTGCTTGATAACCGATAGCGGTATTATATGCTCCTGTATTATTACCCCAAGCCTGTGCGGCGGCAACGAATCCGGGATGCGGACCTTGACGACCTGTAATTTGCAATAATCCTCTACCTTTGAATCTTTCAGATTCATCCTTGGCTATATTGTGGAGATCGATAATTGCCTTTGCCTGGGATCGTGTTGCGGACGCCTCCAACTGGATCCTCGACATCACCTTTTCTACGTGGGATGAGATGTATATGAGGCCACTTGACAGTTTGACCCGCACATTTGCCCCAATTAAGCCCAATATTGAAACCGTCGCATTCTCCGGCTTCCACCAATTTTTGACCTTCTCTAAGCGCATCTTCAAACGCATCTTTCAATACTCCTATTGTATTATACTGTGGCACAAATAACATGTGACCTGGTGTTACAGGATATCCGTCTTTGTACACTACCACGTGAAAGTCACCGCGGACACGTTGTTCCCAAGGTACTTCAACATCTTCAATGTGTTCTGGGCCGTCAAAAATCTTATCCATTTTGGCTATCACCTTTTCCTACACGATAGTTGTCTTCAACAGAGTCTGGAGTTGATACCTCTAAAATAGTACCTTCCTCTAAGCATATAATTTGATGAGGAGATAATGGTTCATTATGCCACACGTCGCCCGGATTAATTTCTGTTTCAAGAATATCGGCATTTTTTGTATCAATATATCTAACTTTAAATTTTCCTTTAACTACGTACCATGTTTCTTCCTTTTCGGAATGAAAATGCATACTAAACATAGCACCTTGATTAAAGTTTAAAAATTTACTACAGTACTTGTCGTTAGTAACCCAAATTAATTCTGAACCCCAACCTTTTTCTACTAAACCTGTTAATTGTGTCATTCTGGTAACTCTCTAAATCTTTCTAAGAAACTTTCAATATAGCAACTAAACTCACGAGATTCTTTTACATTGTCCTGTTCGTAGTGTATCCAAATGTGTCCGTCACTTGCTTCTACTACATGGATGACATGGAATCTTCTACCATCGGCCCCTGCCCATTTACTTCCTTCTTTAACTTGTGTCATTTTGTCCACCATTCCTCGTACGGAAATTCAATCCATACATCTTGTTCAGCTTTGTTAACCTCCATTCCAACAAAGTCCATTGGAACATTACACTTACTGGCAAGGTTATCTACTACTACTGCAAATTTTACATTTTGATTCCACACATGATCCCATCGTGCATCGCCGGGCAAACATATAGACTCCCAGTCTTTCATAATCCAGTTAAACGTAGCACCGGTATCATTAATATCATCAATGATTAAAATATTAGGAGCGGCTTGCTCTCCAATTTCGCCTTTATACCCATACGCATCTTCGGCCATTCCAAAATTACTAACAGTCTCCCCGCCGTCACGTAAACTAACATCTAGAGATTTCATAGGAACACCCAACCAATGACTGATCATCACGGCGGGCAAAAGTCCTCCTCGGGTAATACCAACTACATAAGATGGCTTCCAATTACTAAATGTAATGTCCCGACAAATTTTACTTACTAAGTGAGTGTAATCACAATAATTTATTAATTGCTTGTTCACGTCTGTCTTTCAAAAACTGTTCATGTTGGACCCATTTAGTAGTCCATAATGAACCTGTTAAAAATCCCCATTCACGTTTGTGGATGCCAGGCATAAACAACGTCCAAGCAGTTACGTCGGGGTGTAATTCGATACGATGAAATGAGTTTGGACTGCAAATACGGAAATGTCCCGGACCACGCCACACACGATATTCTCCAAACTTTTCGCCTAAACTATTAATCTTAGGAATCCATTCATAGTAGCCACCTTTTAAAATTAAAGTGGCATAGCCCCAAGGATGATCGTGCGGGACATCTGGATCGCTTTTTAAAAACTTATGCAAAAACACGTTAAAAGGAAACCATTTAGGTCTATCTTTTAAAAATAGATAATAACGCTCTAGATATGGTTCATTACTTTCACGGTCCATAATCACACGTTTACGACCGATGTTATCTAAAAAATTTAAAAACTTATTCATTGCCTTCACTTTTACAAAGTTGATACGTTATTATAAATTGATTCCACGCATTTTGCAACCCCGGAAATTGTTCACATAGTTTTCCACATTCAATTGGATTTATACTATATGTTTTAAACCAATTATTTTGTTTATCTAAATCTGCGGGATCAAATTCCGGGGCTTTTGGATAGCTTATAATGGCCATTATACTTTCATCGATTCAATTGTAATAATTTTACCAATTTCGTATCCAAGATCTTTATCATCAGTAATAATATGTAGGCTACGATAACTACGATCTTTAATACGATCATAAAAATTAGTTTCAACTACCATACCACCTGCGGCTTTGTACGCTGTGAATCTAATCGCTTTATCGCTGTCGATACTAGAATGATCTACAGAAATTCCTTTTGCTAGCGATGTTGCCTCATTTTCACCATTGCTAAAAAGCCAATCGCGTAATTTTTGCTTAATTCTCATTATACAGCCTTGCCTTCTTTGTCTTGCTGATTAGTTAAGTATTTTTCGAGTGCTTGTTTATATGCATCTTCACTTAACCCATGCCATCCGCAACAATCGCCTGTTGGGCTACGTCCGCAACCGCATGTGCCAATTTTTTTGCCTTCTTCTGGTACCCTTACTTGCATTTTATTATTCCTCTACAAAATCAATTACATTACCATCGGCGTCTGCACAAATGATACGTACAGTTTCGCCGTCTTCATCTTTAATCTCAATTGGACCCCAGATCCACCATTCGGTGTCGCCTTGCATCCAAGGATCATCTTCACGTTCTTCTAATTCATAAGGACTATTTTCGTCAAGGAATTCTTGGATTTCTTCTTCCTCTTCTTCAGTAAGTCCTTCAAATTCAACATCATACCAACACCCGCCGTCAAACATTTCAACTAAATCGACGCTTTCGATATTGTTAACTTCACAGTCTAACATATTAATGCTGTCTTTCTTGCCATCACCACCGGGCACTTCTGTGAATTCAAACTCTGGAGGATTGTCGTCTGTAGTTTCTACAGTCCATTCGCCATAACGGAAACCGTTAGTGACTGTGACTTTGCCCTCGCCTTCTCGTTGATGATATGATTCAACTTCTTGACAAGACTTTTTATAATATGTGCTAACG